CTCACGAAGGTGTTGTTGTTAAATCTTTGGATGGTAGTAGACACAAAATTGCTAAGATTATTAATCCGGATTATTTGATCTATGGTGAAAAAAATAACGTAGGTGACTCCCATTAACTTGATGGGGTCACTTTTTTTACTTAACATTAAAAAAAATAACAAATGAGTTGGATTAGAATTGATGTTGATTTAGATAATATCTATAATGAAATGGATCGTGGGGACAAAAGAACTATAGCGGAATGGTTATACGAGGATGGTATTTTACAATCACACCCAAATTCTGAAATTAGGAAACTTGTAAGAGGAGATGATGAATCACTGGGTGAATATGACTTTAGAAACGACTTAACAAAACTTTGGAACGGTCATTACCAATTAACAATAGAAGATCAAGAGATTATTAAACAAATTGCTAATAAATTATAATGGCAAAAGACAACGACCTGATATATGGGGTTTACGATAGAACAAGAGGAGTTGGTGGTTGTGATGACTACTTCGGATACTTCAAAAAAGAATCAGATGCGAGAACAGAAATGAAAACTCAGTTCGAACACTTGAAAACAAAAAACTCAAAAGAAACTTTAAAAATTCACAAAGATAGAGTTGTGAGAATAAAAGATAAAACAGAAGAAATATTAATAATTATACACCCAATATTAGTAAGATGAGAGAATATCAAATAGATGATTACATTGAAGAGTTAAAAGAAATTGAAGCAATGGAAACTTTGACGACTTTAAAAAATGAATATGTTGAAAATAAAACATCACCATCGCCAACTTGTTGGGGATCATTACCTGATGAAGAGTTTGTACCATCATTCCAATCAATTGAAAAGGTACCATCAGGGGTTTATGAGATGACTTGGAATAGAGACGCTCAAAAACATACGTTGAAAAAACAACCATTTAAAACTGATGAATTGTACCAGTTACCATCATATGAGATAATGGACATTCTAAGAGACATTAAAAACTTTTGGGATCGTAAAGAAAAGTATAAGGAGTATAATTTTATCCATAAACGAGGGATATTAATGTACGGTGAACCAGGATGTGGTAAGTCAGGTATTATTCAACTAATTGCGAAAGACTTAATAGAACAGGATGGTATTATCTTAAATATTAAAGATGGTGAAGATGTTGAATACTTCATTGATTTCATCACAACTTTTAGAAAGATCGAACCAAACAGACCTTTAATTGTGTTATTGGAAGATATTGATTCTATTGCGGGAGAGAATAATCACTCAACTAGTAAGTTGTTGAATATTTTGGACGGTGTAAAACAAATTGAAGGTGTGGTATATATTGCAACAACAAACTACCCTGAGAAGTTACAAGATCGTATTACCAACAGACCATCTCGTTTTGATAGACGATATAAAGTTGAATTACCTAACGATGAAATTAGAGAGGCGTATATTAACCACAAATTAAATGATGAGGATCTTAAAGGTGTTGATGTTAATATGTGGGTCGAAAGAACTAAAGGAATGTCTCTTTCACACTTGAAAGAAGTTGTTATTTCCGTTATAGTTATGGGAAGAACATTTGAAGAAACAATGGATAATTTGGAGGGAATGAAAAAAGCTCCGAATATAAAAGGGTCAGGAACCGTAGGGTTTGGAAGATAGATTATGAAAAAAGGAAGATATTATATACCGTTGTTTTTAATAGTGATATCTAACACTATATTAAGTTTTTACATTGGTAATGCACTTGGAGGTTTAGGGTGGGCAACATCATTATTATTACTTTCAGAAGTTTATTACTTAAGATTTTTAAAATAATGAATTATGGATGAGTATCAAGAACCTATTAAAAAAATGTATTTGAGAATCAATGGTGAGATGACTGACCGTGAAATACCACCTCCTCCACCAAAAAAAGGTAAAACTAAAACATTTACGCTTGATGAAGATCAGGTAAAGAAGTTGGAGGAATGGCAAGAACACATAAAGGCTATTTATGGAAGTTATGGTCAATACGAATACAGATTTTCAAGTTCAGGTATAGGTCAAATGGTTGAGGTTTATAGTCAATTAACTAAAACCACCATAGATCTTACTGATGTTGATAAATGGTAAAAACGAACTTGACAAATAAATAAAGATTAATTATACTTTCATACACAAAACATTTATTATGACAATTAAACAAGCTCTTAAACAAAAAAATAAGTTGGTTAAAAACATTTCGGAGAACACGAAGTTGATGCAACAACACAACTCGGTTGAGGTTGGAAACCAAAGACCATACAGCACACAGATGTTGTATGAAGAAATCCAAAAAGACACACAGGAGTTGGCGTCTTTAAAGGCGAAAATCCACATCGCAAACACACCGGTGATGCAATCCATTTTTTGGATGTCAGAAATGAAATCAACAATTGCAGCCCTAAAGAAAATGGACTGTACTGAAGGGAAATCAAATCGTGATCGTTACCGAATGGAACACGAAGTGGTTTTAACTTCTGAAATCTCTTTGGTAAATAGAAATCAAGAGATTAAATTGTTGGAATCAAAAATTGAAGAAATTCAAGATAAGTTGGATACCTTCAACGCAACCACAGAAATTTAATATGGTTTGTGGATAGGGTTAAAAAGTGATGGTTGTTCTACATTATGGATCCGATTGGATAGATAATTGATAAAGGTAACGAACTGACATTAAAACGAAATTTCAAATACTCAAAAGTCATTTGATTAAAACTTAAAACTCTCTTTTTGACCTATTTTTGACTCTTTGAGACAAATCATATGAAACCCTCACAGAAATGTGGGGGTTTTTTTGTGCTACCTAAACGTTAAGAGTATTAGGTTATCGCTAAATCATAGCGACCAAGTTGATTTAACCTATTTGTTGGACTATCTATTGGTGTAATAAAATTATAAAAATAGAGTATGAAAAAGATTTACGCAAGTATCGTAATGTTAATGTTTGTTTTCTTAACAAGCGCACAAAGTCAGTTTTGGACCGTTACCAATTATAAGGGAGCTTTTCCTGTGACGGACAATACACCACAAACAGATTGGACTTATGGGTGGTCTAATTTTAATCCCGAAAATACAAATTACCCATCGACACAAACAACCGTTAGTTCGGACATCACAACAAATACAATTTGGTCAGGTGTTATCTTGTTAGAAAACAAAATTTATGTTAAAAACGGATCAACACTAACGATTCAACCAGGAACAATCATCAGAGGTGATAATGCAACACAAGGGACTTTGATTATAACAAGAGGTTCTAAATTAATCGCTGAAGGAACACAACAATTACCAATTGTTTTTACATCAAACAATTCTATTGGAAATAGATCTGAAGGTGATTGGGGTGGAGTTGTACTTTTAGGTAACGGTGTTAATAACCAACCTGGTGGTGTTGCAAACATTGAGGGTATTGCTCCAACATCTGATACCGAATTTGGTGGTAATAACGATAATGATAATTCAGGAATATTAAAATATATTAGAATTGAATTCGCGGGAATACCATTAGCACCAAATAAAGAAATAAATGGTATTACTTTTGGATCAGTTGGTTCGGGAACTCAAGTTGATTTTATTCAGGTAAGTTATTCAGGTGACGATGCTTTTGAATGGTTTGGAGGAACGGTTAATTGTAAACATTTAATAGCTTATTCAACAACAGACGATGATTTCGACACTGATTTTGGATACAGAGGTAACGTTCAGTTTGGGTTATCAATTAGAAATGAAAATTTATCAGACGCCGCAGGTGACTCAAATTGTTTCGAATCAGATAATGACGCACAAGGTAGTTCGTCTTTACCACAAACCGCTCCGATATTCTCTAATTTCACTATTGTAGGTGCGAAAGGTAATGGTACGGTTACTCTACCAACAGGTGAGAAGTTTGAGAAAGCTTTTAGAATTAGAAGAAACTCCGCAACATCAGTGTTCAATACTCTTGTTGTTGGATGGGAAAAGGGATTATCATTAGAAGGTACATCAGTTGAGGATAATTTGTTAGGGGACACATTGGCTTTCGAAAGTAATGTTCTTTGTGAAATACCAACAAATTGTTTAGTTACAACACCAGGAATTTTAACAACATACTTTTCGAGTCACAATAACGATACGTTAACAACAATCAATCAAATCAATTGGGTAAACATATTTGTACCAAGTGGTGTTGTACCTGATTGTAGATTAGATAGCACATCAGTTGTTGCAACAGGTGCTGACTTTACAAATTCTAAATTTGGTGATTTAACTAATAGTATTACTGAAACAATCAAAACATCGTTTAAAGTATTTCCTAACCCAACAGAAGGTTTAATCAGTATTGATTCTGATAAAAAATCTTTAAATTTTGTAATCTACAATTCATTGGGTAAAGTTGTAAAACAAAACAATACGGACTTATCAGATTTGGAAAATGGTATTTATATTATCAACGCTGAAGGTCATACAGAAAAAGTTATAGTTAAAAAATAATAGGAATGAAATTTTTATTGACGTTATTATTGGTACTACCAATACAATTATTGGCTCAACCATCTGAGACATTTAAAAAAGATACAATTAGAAATGTTGAGGGGGTTACGGTTACCTTTAAAATTAATAAAGAATCAACAACAGAACTTGTAAAACTACAAAGAAATAGTATTACATCTGTAGACGGAATTAACGCAGAGACCTTTAAGAGAACACCAGACTCTAAGGTCTCTGATGTTTTTAAACGTGTTAGTGGGATAAGTGTTGTGGATAATAAGTTCGTGGTTGTGAGGGGTCTTAATGATAGATACAACTTCGCATTATTGAACGGGCTACCTTTACCAAGTTCGGAATCCGATAAGCGATCTTTTTCGTTTGATATATTCCCATCAAATATGATTGACAATCTAATGGTGATGAAGACTGCTAGTCCTGATTTACCTGGTGAGTTTGCTGGAGGCGTAATTGATATTAACACTTCCGAACCTAAAAATGAGAATACTCATACAATACAGATTGGTGGATCACATAATACAATTGCAACATTTAGGGATTTTAAAACATATAGTGTTGAATCTAGAGGGTTACCAAATATTAATGGAACTATTGATTTCCAAAACTTATCAAAACAAGAAAGGTCTGAGGTTGCAAAACTAATGGACTTTACTTGGTCAACTAAAGATAGGCTCGCGTTACCTAACCCATCTATTCAATATACCTTAAGTAGAAACATTAAATTTAAAAAGAAACAAACGTTAAGTTTCATTTTAACGTATAACTACCAAAACAACTTCAACTATAATAATATTGTTAGAAGAGAGTTTGAGGAACAAGCAACGGGTGTGGTTAAGAAAATGGAACTAAATGATTCTGTATTTACTCAGAGTGTTTTAAATAGTGGTATGTTAAATTTGGTTTATAAGATTAATGAAAACAACACCATCAAGTTTAAGAATATTTATTCTGTAAATTCTGAAGATAAGGTTAATGTTAGAAAGGGTGTTAGAGAGTTAGATAGTGATCCAAGACAATGGGAGAAATCTACGAATTTTTGGTATACTCAAAATAACTTTTTAACTAATCAATTACTTGGGATTCACACGATAAAAGAAAATAAATTTAATTGGAGTGTTGGTTATAGTAATGTTAAAAGAGACATTCCGAACCTAAGGAGAGTAGTGTATAGAAAATACTCTTTAAATGAGGATGACCCAACAGAACAATATGTTGCAGTTATTCAACAGAACGGTACAATACCAACTGCTGCTGGTAATATGTTTTGGTCTGAATCAGATGAAAAAATTATAAGTGCAAGATATGATCTAACAATTCCATTTAAAGATGTTAATTCAGTCAAGATCGGTGGGTGGAATCAATTTAGAATGAAAGACTTTCAATCAAGAAATTTTGGGTTTTCACAATATAAACCAAACGGTAGTACCTTTAATAGTGACTTACTTTTATTACCTATGGATCAAATATTCTCCACTGAGAATATGGGTCTTTTAAGTAATGGTCAGGGTGGTTTTAAATTAGATGAGGCAACCAAAGTTGATGATAGTTATGATGCAAATTCATTCTTAAATTCTTTCTACACTATGGTTGATTACAAATTGAACAAGTGGAGATTTGCGGGTGGAGTTAGATTAGAATCTTACAATCAAAACTTTAACTACATTGAGTTTGGGAGTAACTTAAATAGAAACATTGACACAACGGTAATTGATTTATTACCTTCTGTTAATGTAATTTATAACTTCAATAAAAAAATGAAGTTAAGAGGAAGTATTAGTCAAACGGTATCTAGACCTGAGTTTAGAGAATTAGCGCCATTTAACTTCTATAACTTCGTATTGGATAATATCACATCAGGTAATCCATATTTAAAAAGAACTAAGATAACTAATTGTGATATTAGATATGAGATTTACCCTGGTAGTGGTCAGATTATAAGTTTGTCAGGGTTTTACAAAAACTTTAATAACCCTATTGAAACTATAAATAGGACCGGAACGTCAGGAGCACCTGAGTTATACTTCTCAAACATTGAAAGATCACAAAGTTTTGGTGGTGAGTTAGAATTCAGATTTAAATTAGGGTTTTTATCTAAAGTTGAAAACCATAAATTATGGAACCAACTTACAATCTATAGTAATATTTCAATTATTAAGTCAGTGGTAAATATGGATGAGGTTATAGGTGCTGGTGGTAACAGACCACTACAAGGACAATCACCATACATCATTAATTCAGGGTTATTTTACACGAACAAAAAAGAAGATTTTAATGTTACATTATCCTATAATGTTATCGGACCTAGAATCTATATTGTTGGTAATCAACAGGAACCTAGCGTTTGGGAAAACGGAAGAAATGTGATCGATTTCCAATTGTCAAAAACATTTAAAAAGGTTGAATTAAAATTAAACTTAAAAGATATATTAGCACAAAAACTTATATATTTCCAAGACCTAAATGGTAATCATAGATATGACACAGAAGATAATAGGTGGCAAGAGATTACTTTTGGTCAAACGGTTTCACTATCGGTTAAATATAAGTTTTAATTAGTTACCCTCCCAAAAGGAGGGTTTTTTATTGATATATTATTTATATTTGTTTATAGTTAACTAAAAAACAAATTTATGAAAAAATTAAAATTATTATTACTGACACTTATTAGTGTTATTTCTTTTGGGGTAATGTCCCAAACAATGGTTTATACCTCACCTACTAGTGGTCCTAACATCTGTGATGGTACTGCAGTATTAGATACGAGTGTTAACTTATCGGTGATTAATTGGAATGGATTTGGCGCGGTGATCCAATCAGGAGGATACTATGTTGATAGTCTTTGTCCTGGAACTTACACAGTTTCATTCGTTGTTAATAATACCCCAACAACACTTACGTTCAACATAACATCAGGTACATTCAATCCGTGTTTTAACTTCGGTGGATATATCACAACAATTGATTCTACAATTAATGATGGATCAATGACAGCAAATGTTATTAACGGAACGGCACCATACACATATCAGTGGAGTAATGGTAATATGCTTCAGACGATCAATAATTTATCTGTAGGGGGGTATTGTTGTTATGTAATGGATGCTAACGGATGTAATACAACATTATGTGATTCAATCGTAACACAATCAACCAATTTCGGAGATACTTTAGTGTTAAATTCAACAGGTACTTGTAATAGTCCAATTGGTAATTTCACCACAACCATAGAAGATTGTAATATAAATTTTAACACAATCGACACAGCATATATGACAATAAATGGTCTTATTAATAGTGGTTTAGACAGTATTTTATGTGTGTGGTATGTTATTGATACAACAGGTACATACCAAACATATATGGTGAACTACCCAATGATCGACTCAACAGGATGTTATAACTTCCAATTAGTTGTGTATTGTTATACTAAATCAATGGATTATAAAACTATTGTTATCAATCAAACTGAGAGTATAGGATTTGCAGAAATTGAAGAGTTAACTCAATATGGGAAGACAATCGTTAAAATCACAGATATGTTAGGTAGAGAATGTAAACCTGAATCAGGTGAATTACATATCATCCGATATAGTGACGGATCAACTGAAAAAGTTATAAGAAACTAAAAATACCCCACTCCTTGAGGGTGGGCTTTTAGGACCGTTGTCGTTATGGCAACAATTAAAGGGGAAATTCGCTACTTCCCCTTTTTTATTAATAAAATTTTGAATACATTTAAATTATGATTAATTTTGTAGGATTCATATTACTTATAATGGTAATAGGATTAATTGGAAAACACGGCAAACACATAAGAAAATGAAAGTACTCTTCTTAGATAACGATGGTGTAATTTGTCTCTCTAATAATTGGGGTGGACGAAAGAAAAAATGGGCGAAATATCGTTCAGCGAATCCTGATTCATCACCAAATTTAAAGGAAGCTCCTGTTGAGTATCGTTTTGATGATTTCGATAAGAAGGCAATTAAGTTATTGAATGAGATTATCGAAGAAACAGGATGTGAAATTGTTGTAAGTTCAGATTGGAAACTACACGCAACACTTGAAGAACTTGGTGACTACTACGAAAGTCAAGGTATCATCAAACGACCAATCGCATTAACTCCAAACATTCAGAATTGTACTGTTCATAGTGATTTATTTATATGGTCACCACAATGGGAGTTAGAACAAACACGAACCGTTGAGATTCAACAATACCTACACGATCATCCTAAGGTTACACACTGGGTTTCAGTTGACGATCTTAATATGGGTAAGAATGGTGAACCTTGGAAAGATGCTTGGGCAATTAGTAATTTCGTTTTAACCCCAAAATCAAGTGAAGGTATTAAACAATGTGGCGTTAAAGAAAAGATTATTAATTTTTTAACTAATGGGGATTAAAAGAATGATCCAAAAGGTCACTTTATGGTTATCACTTAAGTTCCCAAAGAAGAAACGAAAATCAATTTGGGAGCTTTAAATTAAAATTATATGACAGATAAAGAAATGAATGAGTTTTTGGAATCCATTGGGGGGTTGGAAAACGGATATTATACTGATAGGGAACCAATTAAGGACTCCAGATTCTTTAGTGTTGGTGATGGATGGTATCCTTTAATTAAGGACCTTATAACCGATCTAATAGAATTAGGGTGGGATAAACAAACTTGTCAGGTGAAGGAAAAGTTTGGTGGATTAAGATTTTATATTAATTCGGCATCAAATGATGTTCATAAAAGAATATGGGTTGCGGAGAAACTAAGTTATGAAACTTGTGAGACCTGTGGAGAAAAGGGAGAATTAAGAACAAATATAGGTTGGCATACAACATTATGTGATAAACACTATGAAGAACATAAATCAAATATTCAAGAATAATAAACATCTGATGGACGAACCAGAAGTAATGGAGTTAATAGAGTATTGTCGAGAATTGGAAGGTGATGTTTTGGATGTTAAAATAAATAAACAATACGATAAGGAAGAGATCTTACATAATATTGTAAAAGAAATATATTCTAGTTGTCGTCAGTTAATTAAAGATGAAGAAGAATCCGTAAGATTTGGTGAGACACCAAGAGTTGATTTTGAGAAATCTATAGTTAACCTTAAGAGGTATATCGAAGATATAAATGTAACGTATAAATTTGGGTTGTGAAAAAAATAACATTAAGTGAAAATTGTTTTGGTGTTGATGTATATGTGGATGATGAATCTTTATTCATCCACGAATATGACAATAGAAATCCTGAAATGATTAGTGACCTACAAGACAAATTATTGGATAAATTAAAATCCTTAAAACATAAACTAGGTATGAATGATTGGACTGATATTGCCAACATAATTATCGATAAAGGGGATGAGTTCGAATACGATACTGAAAATTCAAGGGACTACGAACCTTGTGATCAGTGCGGAAATTGGAATCATAATCATACTTATATAAAAAAAGAAAATGACACAGAAAGTTAAATTAATAATGATTGAAGAAAAACCATATGTCGTATCATTAAATGATATTGAGATAGGGGATAAAGCAATTGTTACGGTAAATGGGCAATACCCATCAATTGTTGAATGCGAGAATGAGACGGTCTTAAATTTATTAACGCAGTCTAAATTATCTTCAACAAAATCGTTTAAGATCTTTATGGAACCTGAACACATAAAATTTACTTCAGAACAAATTGAAAAAATTCTTGAAAACGAAGGTTTGATGGATGTGACTTTAGAAGATGGAGTTTATAAATATAGTTTATAATGGCTTATATAGAGCACAATTTTTTCCCACTTAAGGTGTGGGTTCGAAACGAATATATGTATCAACATAAGAAAGGTCAGGGTGATCTAACACCAGGTGTTATTATATCTGTTAGGTGTATGCCAGGTCAAGCGGCTTTATTCCAAGTGTTGTTAGAAAATGGGGTACTAAGGGATAAATTACCAAGTCACGCTCTATTACACGAACCTGAGATCCCTAAAGATGATTTACCATTCCACTACTTACAGATTTGGAATTGTTTCTCATATAACTTCACCTTGTTACATTTATCGTACCTATACGATACAAAAGTTGAGGTCTTTATGAAAGATAAGAAGTTTTATTCAGGAAGTTATTATGGTACAATCAACTGGGGTTCAAACGATATGAATACGGACCTATCATTGGCTGAAGATCCATTAGAACATAAGAGTCATCATATTATTTTACTTGATAACGGACAAATTGCGTTACAACCAAATAATAGAATAAAATGGTCTGAACCAAGTTTTGTAACCAAACCATTCCCCGAAAAACCTGACTATTTGGTAAACAAGGATTATTATAATTGTGAGGGGTTTGATAAGTGGCATACTGAGGATAGCGATAGGATGTTCTATGATACAGAAAATGAATGATGAAAATATAACCGAATACGAATATAATCAAATGATTATTGAAATATTGGAAAAGAATATTGTCCTTCTAAATCTAAACTTAATAATGAGTTTGTTTGTTATTGTTGAGGTTATTTTATTAATGTTAGATTACATTTCATTTGTGTTTATGGTTTATGGTCCTTTGATGTTTGCGTTATTCAAGATTTGGAATAACAGACAAGAATTAATTGCAAATGGGATAACGATCCAATACATCCAAGATCTCAGAGATAAGAATAAGGAAGACAAAGATTTACCACTTTAAATAATTTATTGGATTATACTAGGACACTTACATAGACAAGGTGTCTTAGTATTAAAACAAAATGAATAAGATTTTAGAAAAAATGTATCCCCCGATTTGATTAAGTTGGGGGATTTTTTTATTTTTGTGGTATGTTAGTAGTTGAAGGTAAAACATTCAGTAAGTTTGTTGAGAAGAAGTCGTATAGAATAAAGACTTTCCTCAACTATTGTCCTGTTAATAAAAATTTATCGGGCGTTAGAACATATAACACTGACGATTACGCCTTATCTGATAATAAAGAAAGGTTTTATTCTGACTCATTATTGTTAACTGAGGAGGACTTTATTAAACATTATGGTAATGTACTTTCTGCGGTTCATTTTGAAAGACAAAGAGTTTTTATTGAGGAGTGTGAAAATAAAATCTCTATTAAGTATCAATACCAAACTAGAGACAGAAGAGTTGGGAAAAAATACTTTAGGGTAAGAAAAACAACAAGGTACCTCACATTCAACTTCAAAACAAAATTATTTTATTCGGGGGTCTTTTCTACCAAACAGAAAAAAATTATTAGTAGAACTATGAAAATAAACCCTACTAATGAGGCAATTTATGGATTGTATAGTAGTTTAGGTATTGATAAAGATATTAAACCTGACTTTTACTTCTTTAGTTTTTTTGAAAAAATTTGGGATAGATTGGGTATAACTAATGCCCAAGACTTTAAAACTGATAATATTAGAAATTTCTATACCCTAACCACCTATTTGGTAAATGGTGTTAAAGTACCTAATAATTGGAAGAAGTTCGGAGGAACATTTTTCTCAAGGGTTGAATTGCGTAAACACAATATGAATCTTGTTGATGCGATGATGAGTAAGATGAATCTCAAAGGATCCAAAGTTAAAAAGATCCTCAACGAGATTGAATGGGTTGCTTTCGATAGAATGTTTATGATGTATACTATGTTAGGGATCGATAGTTTTAACCAACTTCCGGATGAATTATTTGATGAACGATATAGAGTGGGTAGATCATACCCAAATCAAAACATAGAAGATCTAATTCCGGTTCCTAATTACGATGAAGAGGTGCCGGTTTCTGTTCACTATGATGAAGAAAGATGTGGTAGATATTGGTACTCAACCTCAAAGGAACAACAAAAAAATCTTATTAATGTATTGGGAAATGTTTTAACAAAAAAAGAAAAAGAGAGAATTGTTAAAATAGGTTTTCTGTGGGATGATAGACATTTTGATACCCTATATGAACACATAGCATTTAAGAGTGAACTTGAGAAATTGGGTGAAAAAGTAAGATTTAAATTTAACTCTGAAGCGGAATTTAATGAGGAACACGAGGAATTCAGTCGATTAATTGATTCATATAAAAAAGGTGAGGTTGAAAGATTCTATGGTGATGTTGATTCGTTAGAAACCCCAATTGAGTATGAAAATGAAACATATTATCCGGTGTTACTCCGTAAAACAAATGATTACGAAAAAGAGTCCCAACACCAAAGAAACTGCGTGAGAACTTACACTGAAAGACCTGAATGTTTAATATTCTCAATAAGAAAGGGATCCGTCGATGGTGATGATAGAATTACGGTGGAATATCAATACAGAAATAATGAATTAATAAACGTCCAAGAACGAGCAAGATTTAATAATGAACCTTCTTTAACATTCTCACACGTCGCAAGAATCCAATTGGTGAATATTAATTTATTGTATAAATTGGGAACTCTTAAATTACCAAAAATGATTAAAAAATATCGTAATGGTAAAGAGATTGAACAACAGGCGGTGTTTAATGAAGCCAATTTAGTTGGTGAAAGGGGTAGACTGATTAGAATGACACCAAGTTGGGACGTTACCACTACTGAATTTTCACCCTATTATGACCCCCTTTTTGAATATCCGTTGCCGGAATATAATGAAATTGAACCTGTAAGATACGATGATTGGTTAGCCGGTGACGATCTATTACCATAATAAAAAAACATAATATGAAAAAATTACTTTTTATTTCTCTTTTATTGGTATCTTGTGCTGGTAAAAAATACAAATACGAAATCAGAGGAAAGGTCTATGTCCCAACCTCAGGTATAAACCCAATGCACGATGCCATTTGGTATACCGATACCATATCGTTTGATGGGGACACTGCATATTATTTTAATAGTGATGGGAGTGAAGTAAGAATTAAACCTCCATTTAAAATTTTTAAATTAAATAAATGAAAACATATAAACAATTACCGATACCTGAAGATTCTGCTTGGAGTAGAAATACTTTATTTAGTAGATTACATTGGAGAATAAAATACTTTCTTACCGGTGTAAAAAACATTTTTAAATGGATGCCAACTATTTACCACGATAGAGATTGGGACGGTAACTTTATCCTAAAAATATTACAAAAGAAAATCGAGTTCCAAAGAAAGGAACTTGTCAATGCCAATAGACATATGGATATTGATAGAGATAATCGTTATATGACTTTGGCTCTTAACTTACTTGAAAGAGTTATGGAAGAACATTATCAATTAGAATGTATGGATTATTGGGACACTAATATTAGTTTTGAAGATGTACCAAATAAACCAGATCTAAAATCTATTGAGATTGAAATAACGGGTGAAAGATTTGATGAATACTTAAATAAGTATCCTTCTTCAGTTCGTGATGTTATCAAAAAGAATGGAGAACAAGTTGATAAAAAACGTTTATGTTTATTGGTGTCTTACCATAACCATAATAAAGCAAATAAACTTCTTTTCCGAGTTTTGGAGGAAAGGCTGGCTCAATGGTGGGATTAAAATTAGAACAAATTCCATTTGATAGTAATTGAAAAAATGATTAAATTTGTATCTCACAAGTAATAACCAATAAATAAAATATGAAGTAGTATGTTTAATAAAATTAAATTAGGAGGGTGGGGAGTCACCATACTAGTTATAATACATCTTTACGTTGTAAACTTATACACTGAGTTTATCTTAAGTAGGGAAGTATCGATCGAATTACAAATTGTGTCGACATTAGGAGTTTTGGTTAGCACATATTATATGTTTAAACTCATTTACAAATTTATTTATAACAATTTAAAAGAAAAAAAAGATGATTAGTACATTAATTTTTATTACAGGTTTAATTGCGGCAATCCTCATCGCATTAAAAACACGAGGAAGTATGTTTAAAGTTGAAACAGATCGATGGAATGATACCAGAGAGACATTTCAAGCGAGTTGGTTAATCAAGCCTATTGGTGTTTTCGTTTTAGGTTTAATTTTATCGATGGTTCAACCATTTGCCCTTGAAAAAGTAGATAGTGGATACAAAGGTTTAAAAGTTAGTTTGGTAGGATCTCAACGTGGTGTTACAAATTACCAATACAAAACAGGGTGGGTAGTTTATAATACTTGGACAGAACAGATGTTAGAGTTCCCAACGTTCCAACAACACATTGAGTATGATGACCAACAAGTAATCACAAAAGGTGGATTCCCTGCAACCATTAAACCAACATTTAACTACTCTTTGAAAGAGGCAAATATTGGGGATATGTTCGTGAATTTACGATTGGATGTGAAACAAGTAGAGCAAGGATGGTTGAAAAACGCAATTATCGGAGCGGTGAATGACGTGGCAAACACTTGGGAGGTTGATAGTATCTTTGGACACAGACAAGCATTTGAAGCATCTATCGTCGCTGAATGTAACGTTCGATTATCTAAATGGTTCAACGTATCACAATTACGTACAAACATCACACCACCTGAAGCATTACAAGAATCAATTATCGCTAAAACAAAGGCGATCCAACAAGCGGAAGCATCGGAACAACAAGCATTAACTGCGATTGCTGAAGGTAAACGTAAAGTTGCTGTAGCTAGAGCTGACTCTGCGGAATTAATCATTAACGCTTACGCCGCGGCACAAGCAATTAAGATTAAACAAAATCAAATTACACCAATGTATATTGAGTATTTGAAAGCACAAGCTTGGGACGGGAAATTGCCAACAACAATGGCAGGTAATAGTGGAATGTTTTTAAACTTAAATAAAAAATAATATGCAAACATTAATTTTTAATACAACCTTAAAAACGGTTAAAGTACTAAGTAATTATAGACACACAGGAGATGTTGTGGAATCTTTTGATAATGTCCCAACCGTTAAATGTTCTGAGTTAGGTTTTTACGAGGTAATGCAGAAAATGGATACAGAATCCTTAGGTGTAATCCCCGTGATGAGATTACCAATCTCAAATACAAATATGATTATTGTTAAATAATTAAACCAACCCCACCCCAATAAGGTGGGGTTTTTTTATATGTTAATTCTCATATAATGGAGAATATATGGTAGTTAACATATATTTATCATTATGAAAAAGATTGTAAAACTTACAGAATCCGATTTAATTAGAATCGTACAAAGAGTTATCCAAGAAGGTAAAACAGATAAAGGAGTTAAGGAAAAGGATGTTGACGTTAAACTCGATAGATTTCAAGAAACAATTAAAAACTTTATTAAATCACACGATTGTAAAGTAAAACAAGTTGGTAACGATTTTGAAATTCATTGTGATGGAAAACACGTTGGACAAGTTATGTTCCGAAAAGATGGAATAACCGTTAAAAAGGTTGGTAGTAAATTTGGTAAAGAATTTAAATTTAATGAACTTGGTAAAGTAAAAAGTGAAATAAAAGGATTGATCTAATGAAAATTATCAAACTAACCGAATCTGATTTAACCAATATTATATAATATTAATACCCACCCCAATAAGGTGGGTTTTTTATTTAAAAATGTTTTATTATATTTGTGATATGAGTAAGATAGATTGGATTTTAGAACAACACAAAAGTACGAATCATCAATATGATACGTATCTTCCGTATGAATTTCACTTGAGAATGGTTTCAAATGTTGCACAGGAATTTATTAATTTTGTGCCGGATAGAAATGATGGGGAAACTTCATTTAGAGGATCAGTACTTATTGCAACTTGGGGTCACGACCTAATTGAGGACACTCGTGTTTCATACAATGATGTGAAGAATCATTTGGGTCAAGATGCTGCCGACATCATTTACGCAGTTACCAACGAGAAAGGTAAGAACCGTAAAGAACGAGCAAACGACAAATACTACGAAGGTATTAGAAATACGCCAGGTGCGGTGTTCGTTAAGTTGTGTGATCGTATTGCGAACGTACAATACTCAAAGATGACAGGTAGTCGTATGTTTGAGATGTATAAGAAAGAAAGTGATAACTTCTTGACTAGCTTAGGTTTTGTTGAAGGGCAAGCACATCCCCTTGGTGAAATGTGTAATTATTTAGAAAACTTATTTAATGATTGATTATGGAAAATAGAAGTAGACATTACGGAGACGTTGTAAAATGGATTGAAAAGGTAATTGATTCTTGTGAGACATATCAACAAACATTAGCAGCTAAAATGTTAATAGTTAATTTTGGTAAACAAATGTCTCGTAACAAAGTTGATACTAGATTAATGTGGGGTATAAGATCTTCATTGGATCTTACATTAACTATTAAACGTGATAAATTGATAAATTGATAAAACTTGCGGAATGAATGGTAAACTAGTAAAATCACTTGGTGAATGGTTTGTTAAGTATGATAATGACGGACATATTGTACTTTACCCATTGTGCCCACAAACTTTAGTGTGGGCGAATAATCCATTGACCCAAAAGTTTATAAAAGAAGACATTGAGGTGGTTTTTTCTTTAATAGTTAAGGGTGAGTATTGTGAAACAAAAGAAATGTTGTTAAAAAACTATCAGGCAAAAATCACCTCCGTTGATCACGAAACAATATAAAGAATGATTGATTTATCAAAATACAAGATTATAAAATACGCATACCCCTTTTCTTCAGATGAATTAGGAGTAATGATATGGGATAAAATGAATGATCAAGAATCCAAATGGGCGATTCAGTTAACCTTGAAAGGTGTTAATGACACTGGTGGAACAGACACTGATTCTTGGGATTGTTTTTTTCTTGATGATAAGTTAAAAAATAAAATCGATGAGGTATTAGTTAAATACAATGTTCCGTTTGAGGTGGAAGATGAAACTCACTTACTTTTAGAAAATATTGATTTATTACCTATTACGCTGATTGAAAAGTTAGATAAATATTTAGTTGAAAATTTAAGTATTGACGATGTGTTGGATAGAATATCGGAAGTTGGACTTCCTAACATAACAACCTTTGAGAGATACTTTTTAGATAAACACAAAGATGACGAACAAGATTGATAATATAGAACAAATAAAAAAATTACTCAACTTCGAAAATAAGGGTGACTTTTATATGCTTTACGTTCTTAAACGTAAGAAGGACCAACCTGAGGGGGAAAGAGATAATCACCAGTCAGTTAGAACAATTAAATCATATTGTATTGAGTCCATTGAACATTTGGATCGTAGATACGATGAGATTAAACAACTTTGTGAGATGTTTAAGGCTCGTGCTTATATCCACGTCCAAAAACAAAATCATACGGACGTGTCATTGAATATGATGGTTGATCTTGCTAAAAGAATACAAGACGGTAATCATAAACAACAAGGTTTATTTGATTCTGTTGTGGGACAAGTTAAAACACAAGAGAAACGCTGGATTGTCGATATCGATACGACCGATTATCACGCTGTTACTGAAGTGACACAATTTATAACCAGCCTCAGACCTGAAGGTCCAAAGGTTGAAATGGTAATCCCAACTAAAAATGGATACCATTTAATAACTGCTAGATTTGATGTTAAAACCTTTTCTGAAAAATATCCGGAAATTAGTATTCAAAAAAAGAATCCGACACTACTTTATTTACCAAACGTTCTTTCGTGATATTTATGGGTATGATAGGAATATACAAAATTACCAACCCAAAAAATAAAGTCTATATTGGACAAAGTGTTAATATTGAAGAAAGGTTTAAAAAATATATTAAATTAAATTGCCCATCTCAAACAAAATTACTGAATTCACTAAAAAAATATGGTATTGATAGTCACAAATTTGAAATTATTGAAGAATGTTTGTTGGAAAACTTGAATGATCGAGAGAGGTATTGGCAAGATTACTATAACGTTTTAGAGGAAGGGTTGAATTTAATAAAAACCAAAACAGACACTAAAAGTGGTTATTTATCTGAAGAAACTAAAAATAAAATAAAAACATCCATGTTAGGTAAAAAAATACATAGTGATGAGTACAAGGAAAAGTTAAGACAAAGAATGTTAACAAACAACCCAAACAATATTGAGGGGGTTAGGGAAAAAATAATAAAGAATAAAACAGGAAAAAAACAACCTAAAATTTCTGAATCTAAAAAAGGTAAAAAACGTCCAGATATTTCTGGTGAAAAAAGTTTTTTTTACAAAAATAGACCCGCAAATGCTGGAACACCAAAAAAGGAAATTATACAAATTGACAAATTAACTAATGAGATTATCCAAATTTTTCCAAGTATAAGCGAGGCAATGAGAAAAACAAATATAAAAGGAATTAAAGATTGCCTATCAAATAGACAAAAAACATCTGGAGGTTTTATTTGGAAATATCTAAATTAATAATATAATGAAAATCAACAGACAAGAAGTTTATGATAAGTGTTCAGGTCATTGCGCTTATTGTGGAATTGAAATAACATTCAAACAGATGCAAGTGGATCACATAAAACCATTATATCGTAATGATAAAGTTGAGACACTTGAGGCTTGGGGTGTTGAACGAGGAACAGATGAGATGGACAATTTAAATCCATCCTGTTCTCGTTGTAATAAATGGAAATCAACATTCAGTTTAGAGATGTTTAGAACCATAGTCGAAAACTCTATCGATAGAATGGAGAGAGATACTCCTAATTTCAGATTAGCTCGTGATTACGGACTTATTGAAGTCAAACAAAATCCTGTGGTTTTTTACTTTGAACGAAAGAATTAGAATAAATACCGGTTGTCTGATTTTAAATTTATTAATATATTTGTATTATGGAAAAAGTTATTATAGAAAAAGATGCGGTTCGCAAATGCGTAATCTTGGAAAAAGACGGTGAGTTTGTATTTCGTTCAGGGCCAGGAGAGTTCCACGAAGATGTTGCAAATAGATTCAGAGGAATTGATCCAGAACTAAAGGAATGGAGAATTCGTGGTGGTGGTAGAGTTAGATGGTCTGATCTTGGTATTAGAGTTTACGGTTATTCGGTTGACTACGGTCGTATGGATAAAGATGTTGTTGAACAACTGGTATCAGAGTTTGCAAATGAAAATGGTATTGAATTTATAAATGAAACAGGAGAGGGTTATTAAAATGAGAAAGTTAGTATTTTTAATGGGATTATTCCTATTGGTGTCTTGTGAAAGAGAAATTGAAGTAACCGTCGAAAAAACAACTGAGGTGGAAGATATTGGTGGTCTTGAGTTTGAATATACCGATATGGATGTGTACCACATTCAAGAAATTGATGGGTGTGAATACATTTTAGTTAATGGAATGGATAATCGTGAACCGGCATTAACACACAAAGGGAATTGTAAATATTGTTTGGAACGAAACAAACAAAGGGTAATTGAGGTTAATGAAAAAGAAGAATATTAATATGAAAAATTTATTATTTATTACCTTAATGGTATTTGGATTGTTTTCTTGTGATATGCCTGTCAAAAAAAGAGGTAGAACGGAAAATATCTATTTACGACAATTAGTTAAAACGGATGAGGTAACGAAAGAGGGTTCCGCTAGTTATTTTTTAGTGATGGGATCGGCGTCTTATAGTGAGGAAGTTACCACTAAAATTAAATTGATGGGTAAAGTGAATGGGTTCTATCGTCTTATTGAGTTTGATTTTAAAGATGCGAGAATTAAAATTGATAACACAATTAATAAACCATACCTTTATATAACTTATCGAGATTATTATAATCGTAGTACAAACCAATTACTTGGTAGTGAGTGGTATTTAGTTACCTCATTCGTTATTGTATGTCCTGAGAAATATCTACCCGAAAAATTATTACCAATAAGTTTATGAAACCTATAGAAGAATATTAAAATGATTAACCCAACAGGAAATAAATTAGAAAAAATTTTATTCGAGATCTTCGATAAATCTATCGAAAACGCCGATATATATAACCATAACAAAAGTTTATGGTTAATCTTTACCAATGATATGAAGTGGGTTGTTGAATACACGGACACACAAACTCTGTGGTATAACTACCAATTCTTTAAGAATGAAATGGAACTTGTTGGTTTAGATTGTGTTACAAACAAAGACCTTATCCAAAAGTGGTTTGAAACAAGATTCCTTAAACCTAAGGTTGAAAAAACCATCCAGGATGGGGTAAAACACACCTTTTATCCAAATCGTGGTCAATGGGAAGGTGTTGAAGACACTATTCAAAATTGGGTGAAACACACCCATTTTTCTTTAAACCTATTAGACCCATCGTATCGTGTTGAAGACGCCATTAAAAATGGGGTGAAGAACACCGGAAGAAATTATCACTATACGAGAACAGTTGAAGATACCATTCAAAATGGGGTGAAACACACCCATTTTTCTTTCAAAAAGGTCAACACAATAATTGAAGACACTATTCAAAATGGGGTGAAACACACCATACAACACGATCAAGATGTCCTTTTGTTGGTTGAAGATACCATTCAAAATGGTGTGAAACAAACTAAAGGTACTCTACGACATCCGGCATTCGTTGAAGATGCGGTTCAAAATGGAGTTATACATACGCAAGAAATTGATTGGAACCGTGATATCGGACTGGTTAAAGACACCATTAAAAATGGGGTGAAAGACACCCAACGTGCTTTTGGTGAAAACAAATTACAAGTTGAAGACACCATTCAAAATGGGGTAAAGCACACATCATTAAAGCGTTTAGATCCATCGTATCGTGTTGAAGACGCCATTAAAAATGGTGTTAAAGAAGTGAAAGAAGTAAGTGAACTTAGTTTAGTAAGTGAAATATTTAAGGTTAATAGTAAAAGGGTAATTCAAAATGGGGTGAAGGAGACCACAACCAACAGATACCATCGTCGTAAGGAAGTTGAAGATACCATTGAAAATGGGGTGAAAAAAACTTCAGATAGACCTTTGGGGATAGAACTTGAGTGCATTAACGACATTATCCAAAATGGAGTGAAGTCCGTCTGTTTTGCTTATAATTGTGGCGATAATAGTGTTGAGGATATTATTGAAAATGGGGTGAAGTACGTTGATTTTGCTTTTGATCTTGGTTATTATGGTGATACTACGGTTGAGGATATTATTGAAAATGGTGAAAAAATATAGAAGATGAAAAACCCATCAGGAAATAAATTAGAGAAACTTATGTTTAGGTTGTTTGACCAAATGGTTGAAGGATCTGACAAGTATATAACAAAACAAGGGTCAACTTGGTTGATATTCACCGAAGAAAAAAAATGGATAACCGAATTTACGGAGTCAGGGACTTTATGGTTTAATTATAACTCTTTCCAATCAGAATTAGAATTAATTGGAAAAAAATGTGCGGATGAAACCAAAACAATATCCAAATGGTTTGAGTTAAGATTTTTGAATAAACCAACTATTGGACATACCTCACCTTACAAACACCGAGTAACAAAAAGAGTTGAAGATACCATTCAAAATGGGGTGAAAGACACCTTTGAAGCATTTGGGAGTTATGGCAGGTTAGTTGAAGATACCATTCAAAATGGGGTGAAACACACCGAGTCGTTCGACTTAGATATGATACGTGTCGTTGAAGATACCATTCAAAATGGGGTGAGACACACCGATATATTGGAATCAGGAAGAACAGATAGTGTTGAGGACACCATACAAAATGGAGTTAAAGAAACCAAACTGAATTGGTTCAAACAAGAAAGGATTGTTGAAGACACAATTCAAAATGGGGTGAGAGAAACCAGCGGTCGAGTGTGTAATGCGAAGGAATATGTTAAAGATACCATTGAAAATGGGGTGAAACACATAGGTCCACGACAATGGGACAATACTGAAAATATTGATAACGCAATTAAAAATGGTGTTAAAGACACCCGTCAGATAGATTGGGAAATAAACTGGTCGGTTGAAAATACCATTCAAAATGGTGTGAAAGACACCAAAGTGGTTGAATTTGACCACTTTAAAACGGTTGAAGATACTACCCAAAATGGGGTAAAGGAAATTTATAGTACATTACGACGAACTAAGCTCGGAGTTGATGACATTATTGAAAATGGCGTTAAAGTAGCTAAACCAATGGAGGAATGGGTCAATACCGAACGTATTGTTGATGAAGTCGTAAAAGATGGGGTTAAAGAAATAAAAGAGTTACCTGATAAAAGCGGAGAACTTAAAGGTTATGGTGATTACTATCATAGACAAGAAAATTGGACAAAACCACATACAGATTATGTTAAGGAAGTGATTGAAGATCATTACCATCATATGGGTAGAGTTGAAGGTATAATTAGAAATACGGATAAAGATGGGATTTGATAAGAAAATATTGGAATTGAGTAGGACGATCTACCAAACATCTGTTATGTCTCACGGGTCCAAAAAAAACCCAGACGAACAGATTGATAAAATTAGATCGATGATCCGAGAGTTTATTAGAATGGAAGTGGTTCCGTATGAATTAACAAATCAGGAAAAAATGACATTCATACTTGATAACGAATTGAAAATAACTGAAGCGGTTATGAATGGTCATAGCGCAAACGATGGAGATGAATTCCAAGCAACAAGGATTAAGATTAAAAAATTTAGAAAAGAATTAGGGATTATTAAAGATGGAAAATAAGGAAACAATTAAAGAAGTTGCTGAAAGATTAACTGAAAACGCTTATCGTGATGATGTGTGGGAAGAAGGTAGGTTAAAAAGAGTTGGTTATTACCAAGGAATAATTGATGGTATGTTATGGATGGAAGATCAGATGGAGTCCCTTAAAGATTTTAACACTTGGAAGGAATGGAAAAATAAATCAAAAGATTTGATATAATGAAAAATTTTGACTATTATAAGATGGTGATTGAAATGATTGATAAACTATACGAACACGAGGGATTCCAAGAATGGTACGATAGTTTAGACATTAGTGTTGAAGATCAAATTGAAAAAGATCTTGTTGGGATTGTGAAAAGAAGAATTAGTAAAAATAAAATAGAAGACAATGAAAATAATTAAAAGAAAATCGGCAAGTCCCATACAAACAATGTCAATATTCGTGATTCCCGCAATGACATACTTTATCCAAAGTTTAATGGGTATAGTTAACCCTAATAGAGAGTGGATATGGTGGGTTGGAATACCAACAATGGCGGCATTGTGGTTCGTGGTTAATTTCAAAATTAAAAAACAAGATGGAACAACAAAGTAGTACATTTGAGGGGATTTATGATGAGATAGTTGAGGATTTGAGAGGTAATTTAACTAATGAAGAATACCGAGAATTGATAACACTTGAGTATGTTCTAACCCAAGGTTACGATAAACCTGGTGACGAAGAAAGATTTAAAGAATTAAGGGTTAAAAAACGATAATCAATTTAGGGAAATACATAAATTATGGCAACAAACCCAAAACAAAAAAGATTATGGATTAAACAGGAGAAGCGAATTGTTCGTCTTCTGTATAGAAAAGGATTACTTTCAGATTTTAAGGTATCTGATTTTTATTGGGCTGAATATCATTGGTCAAATAAAAAGAAGTATAGATCAAAACACAGTAAATACAGATATCCTGTGTATATGCCTGAAGTTCATTATGGAACCACCGATTATTGGGGTGAAAGTGATGAACATAGTATTGTGGATAATATTTTACAAAGTTTATTTTGGGAAAACATTGATAACGAGAACTGGGACTCAACTTCAGGAGAGTGGCCAAAATCGACATTCCCAAGAATGAACCGAGAACAATTCATTAAGTATTTGAGTAAATTACCTACAAAGGTAAACAACAATAAAATAAATAAAATCTTAAAAACACAGAACATAGATGAATAATTTAGACATAAAATACCAAGAGTTACTTCAAGACATTTTGGACAATGGGAGTACTAAAAGTGATCGTACTGGTACTGGTACCATTTCAGTATTCGGTAGACAGATCCGTCATAAAATGAGTGAGGGGTTTCCTTTACTTACAACCAAGAAAATGGCTTGGAAAACTATGGTGACCGAGTTATTATGGTTCCTTCGTGGTGATACAAATATCAAATATCTTGTTGATAACGGTTGTCATATTTGGGATGGTGACGCTTATAAGTTCTTTAAGAATAGTTTTCCTATAAAAAAATCTAATCCACCAAAAGATTACATCAATGAAGATGGTCAGTTATTGACACAAGAAGAATTCATCAACAAAATTAAAACAGATGATGAGTTTGCTAAGAAGTGGGGTGAGTTAGGCCCAATTTATGGTAAGCAGTGGAGAGGTTGGACTTCGACAAAGGCTGTTGAGTTTGATGAGGATACATTTGTACCTATTAAATACGAAGATGTTAGAGTTAATGACCAAATCCAAAACCTAATCAACGACCTTAAAACAAACCCAGACTCAAGACGATTGATGGTCAATGCTTGGAATGTTGGAGAATTAGACCAAATGGTTCTTCCACCTTGTCATTATGGATTTCAAGTTTATACAAGAGAGTTGAGTTTGGAAGAAAGAACAAAACTTCTTGTAAATAAAAGTGATAATAAGAAAGATTTCTATGATAGGAATGGAAGATTAATTGTTGAGGATGAATCTGTATTAAATGATTCAAATATTCCTAAACGAACAATCTCTCTAATGTGGAATCAACGTTCAGTAGATACATTCTTAGGATTACCATTCAACATTGCATCTTATGGTTTGTTATTGGAAATAATTGCGAAAGAAGTGAATATGGTTCCTGATGAATTGGTTGGTAATTTAGGTGATGTTCATTTGTATTCAAACCATATCGAACAAGCAAAAGAACAGATTGGTAGAGATTTGACTGAAGATGAAAGATATGAATTAGTAACTCAACAGATGAGTAAATTACGGGCTATTACAGATGAGGATTACATTAAATATAATATTCCAAATAGAACAAGAGAACCATATCCACTACCCTTTTTAAAACACATGAAAACGTATGAGTTCTACAAATCTTTAAGTGAGGATCATTCACTATTCCACCACCTAAATCCAACAGATTTTATGGTGGAAAACTACCAATCACACCCAAGTATTAAAGCACCCTTATCAAATTAATATGGAAAATCACAATGTTTGGTTTAAACGATGGTTTAATCCGACACTTAGAAAAATATTCAAAGTAGAAATATGTTCTATAATAATGGACAATGAAGTCATTGGTTATGGGATCAGAAAATATAAAAAGTTATGTTAGGGTTAAGAAAGGTTGATGGTGGCACGAGAGATGTTAGTTGGAAAAATGATTGGATGGAGTTTTATCCCGGGTTCCGTAAGTGGAATGTAAGATACCTACCAAGTAATGGTTTGGATTGGAAATTGGATTTTTCTTTTATTTGGGGTCAGTTTTATTTAAAATTTAAAACAAACCGTCCGCCAAAATATAAGGATGAAACACCTACATATGGTTTTTATTTTTATTCGGTAGGTAGTTGGTTTCCTGATTCATTATGGATTTATAGGGGAACTAAAAAAATAAAATGTATTGATTTACCTTGGCAATATGATTGGATAAGAACCTCCAAATACCTAAAAGATGGGACTTGGGCCAACCACACTAAAAAAAACAAAATTGATTTTTATAGTGAAGAATGGAAAGAAAAGATTCATAAAGAAACCCATAAGTACTATTACATTCACGATGAGTTCCAAGAGACAGAAGCAACTTGTGAGTTAGAGGAAAGAGAATGGAGACCATTAATGTTTAAGTGGACACGACTTTTTAGAAAAGTAAAACGAAGTATTGATGTTGAGTTCAGTAAACCTATTGGTAAAGGTGTTACTTCATATAAAGGAGGCGTTTATGGTACAGGACACAACATTAAAAAAGGTGAGACAATTAAACAATGTCTCAAAAGGATGATGAAGGAAAGAAAATTTTAAAAAATATGAAAACAATTAAGATTAGATTTGTAAAAAATAGTGATGAATCTTATAATATCCAAAGAAAGGGATGGTTCAGATGGAAGTATCTTGGGTACTCGGTTGATATGGGATATGGTGGTTTTTACGCATATTATAATGGTAAAACAAAAGAAGAGTTACTCAAAGAAGTTTTAGATAAACATTACCAAGTATGTAAGAAACACGTTGAAATTATAGAACACCCAACAATAAAAATTTATTAAAATATGAAGACAAAAGTATATTCAGCATTCCCCGGTGTAGGGAAGACGACCTACTTCAACACTACAGATAGAAATGTGTTGGACAGCGATAGTTCAAAGTTCGATAAGAAACATTTTCCTGATAACTATATTGAACACATTGAAAGAAACATTCAGGATCCAAAGGTGGATAAGATTTTAGTTTCATCACATAAAGATGTGAGAGACGCACTTCTTAAGAAAGGAATCCCATTTGTATTGGTTTATCCAAACAGAGACATCAAAGATGAATACATCCAACGATATAAAGACAGAGGAAATAACGATGCGTTTGTTGACTTATTGGAAAAAAATTGGGATAATTGGATGGACGAGATGGATCAGATGGAAGCACCAAAAGGTCAAACATTATACAAAGTTAAATTAGAAAAGGGTCAGTATTTGGCTGATGTAATTGATTAAAATGGAAACACCAAGTATAGAGATTTTCAATGATATGAAACAAGCTGCAACTCAAGTATGGGAAACATACGATAATGAGTATGGGTATGTGGATGAGAAGTTAAACTACGTTAATGGGTTAAATAATATCCAAGACAACGCGATGGTATTTTACAGAATGTTTGATTGGGAGAACCAAAGAAAGTTCAAACAACTTGTAAATGAAGAAACATTAGAATATATAAAAAACAATCAATAATAAATGGATTACGGAAAAGAGTTTAGAAGTTTCGCAAAGAGCGAAGGAATTAGTTCACTGGCGTTGGATCAGTTTGAGAATGGATTAACACCATATATTTTGGAAGAGAGAGAAATGAGAGTAACTCAAATGGACATCTTCTCAAGATTAATGAGAGATAGAATACTTTGGTTGTCAGGTCCGGTAGACCAACATATGTCAGACATCGTCCAAGCACAATTATTGTTTTTAGATTCGGTTGAAAAGAAAGACATCACCCTTTACATTAATAGTCCTGGTGGATCTGTTATGTGTGGACTTGGTATTGTGGACTTAATGAACTACGTTAGTTCAGATATCGTTACAACAAACTTGGGTATGTGTGCGTCAATGGGATCTGTTCTATTATCATCAGGGACAAAAGGTAAAAGATCGTCACTTATCCACTCAAAAGTAATGACCCACCAAGTTAGTCACGGAACACGAGGAAATATCCAAGACACTCGTATTGACCAAATGGAAGGTGAGAAATACAACTACATCTTATTTAAGATATTAGCTGAGAATTGTGGGAAAACATTCCAAGAAGTTTTAGATTTCTCATCAAGAGATAGATGGTATACTTCAGATGAGGCTTTATCTTTTGGGTTAATTGATGAGGTTATTGGTGTAGATAACAGCAAAAGTATTACGAACTACTTAGATGGGTTTGAAGAATACTATAAAAAAGAAGTAATGGGTGTAAAGTAAATATTTACACACATTACTTCTTAATTAAATTTATAATATGGAAAAAGAAATATTAAAAGAAACCGTGAGTAAAGAAAAGCCGTCACCCACAAAAAAAAGAACTTACAAACCAAGGAAGAAAAAAACTGAAAATAAA